ACTAGGTGACACACGTGGTGCAATGATTGCCGCCGCTGGTGCTTATCCTCCACTTAGTTTTCCATCCTTGGCAGTACAGGTGGCCAGAGACAAACACAATACCGGTAGCTTTTTTCCCGACGACGAGCAAATTGCAAACGCTGCCAAAGGTATTCCAGCGCCCCCGTCACCTGCAGAGTTGCAAGCAGCTGAGTGGTCAAAAAAAGCGGGGATCAATCCCAACACGTTATTGCCAGTAAAAGAAAATGCACCAGTTAGAACCTACACCATGGAAAATGGCACATGTTTAGAATGCTACGGAGATGATCAAGCAGGATTTGAAATACGTCATGCGGGGCGCAGCTTGCCCACAAGATTCTCCAATCTAGATCATGCGGACATGGCAGTCAAAATATTCCAGAAGCGCCGTGAGGCCAATCAGAATCAAGACTACTTGGAAGAAAAATAAAATGATCCTAGACAATTTCTTTGAGCCACGCAAAAAATCTATTGTTGAAGCAACAATGTCTCCAGGATCACCTGCACTGGCTGCACCCAAGGCACCCGCTGCTCCGGCAGCGCCTACTAATCCAGCAGCACCTGCGCCGCAGAGCAATCGCCAGTATTCTAAAACATACAACGCCCAGACCAAGACTTGGAATACCAATGCACCTGCGGCTAACCCAATGTCGCAAGATACTGCACAACGTGCTCAAAATCTACAACAGGTGCAACAGCAAGCAGCCCAACCAGACACAGATAATGATTTTGATAGTTGGGAACAGAGTGGCAACACAGCCGTGCCTGTGACCAAGGGCGGGGTCAAACAAAACTTATACCAAATGCCTGTGAGTCAGGTTCCCCAAGGTGCCAATGTCACACAAAAATACAATGCCTATCAACAACAAGGTGGTTCAGCAGTGCCTGTTGACTCAAATGGCAGCATACAACAACTGGGCAAGATACCCCTGGGCCAGGTGCCGCAGGGTGCCAACATCACACAGTCTCCAGGCGCAGGCGGTAATTTGGATAAAAATCTGCCAACAGCACCTGCCTTGGAAGAGGATGATCAATCAATAGACAAGGATCTGGTCAACCAGATCTACAGAAACAATCGCGATGTCATTGGGTCCAACATGAATCTGATTGAGCCCAAGACCATAATAGATCTTCCGGATGGCACACCTTATGAAATACAACCCGGTGATACCTTGTCCAAGATCGCTAAAAATATTCCAGCAATAAAAGCAGACGCGGCAGTATCAAATGCTTTTGTGGCAACAGAGCCTACCTGGATGGACAAACTAAAAAAAGCCGGAACAGGCCTGCTGGCCGGAGAACTTCCCTCTAAGGCCATTGGCAGTGCATTTCCATCATTGAAAAAACGTACACCTGTAGCAGCTCCCGTGGATAAAGTGGCAGCCGAACCTGTTGTCAAGGCACCACCCGAAATGGTCGCGCCTGCTGATTCAATGGATCCAGGAGAAGAGATTGTTGTTAAATCAAAAGTCAAACCGCACTTGCCGCCGCGCACTCCTAGTCCTGAACCGTTCATGCCACCAGTGGCACAACCGAGATTTCCGCACATTCCCAGTCCTCAACCTTTCATGCCAGCAGGCGCAAATCCTGAGCGACCAAAACCACCGTATATACCTACTCCTACGCCCACTGGCAAGGAGCCGCCACCGTCGGCTACCCCTACTGGTATTCCTGCTGCGACTGACAAGCTATCTCGATTGGAAAAAGGTGCCGAAACAAAAATCGGCCAAGCATACAATTGGCTTGCCAATCTAGTCAAAGGCCGCGAATCTGGCAACGATTATGACATTGGATACCATTATCCGCCAGGATCGGGCGGTGTCGGCCCTGACAAGAGAAAAAGCTCAGCATACGGCGCATACGGATTGACTCAAGCATATATTGACAATGCCCGCAAACTGGATCCCGCCCTGGACAAACCCATAGATAAATGGACCGCAGCGGATCAGGACCGTGCTTTCCAACTGGGTACCGCCACAAACGTAAAACGCATGAGTACCCTGGGTGTGGATCTTGCCAAGCATCCCGAAGCACCAAGCATTGCTCACGCTTTAGGCCCCGATGGTGCTGCCGATTATTTTTTAAACGGAAAGCTAAGTCAGGAAGCTATTGACAAAAACGGTGGTGAGAAAAAACTCAGGGCAATCATCGCACAACGAACCAAAGATGCTCAAAATGCGCTAGAGCTACAGAACAAAGAAAAATCAAAGCAAAAGACCAAAGAAAGCGCAGTAGCTGAAACTGTGCAGACCGTCAAGGTCATGTTGGAGACCGCTACCACACGTGATGATGTGCGTAGAATCAAAGACTACATTGATCGCCAATACACACGCCACGGACTGACTGATTCTGTGTCATTTGCTCAACGCAACCACTTGGTTGAACGAGTGATCGAGATCACTGCCAAACGCCTGCTACAGACATAAAGAACACACCTTAGGACCGGTACTCTGTTACCAAAAGTGTGGGGCGGCTGCTGCCCGGGAATGAACGATTCGCTACTTAGTAATTCTCAAAGTGAGCACATTTCCGTTGACTTTGCTGGCTGCATCAATTATACTTGCGTTTTACTAGGAGACACCATGTCAGACAAATCTTTCAACGGCGATCAAAAGATCAAACTCACCCAAATCATCAACGAAGGCATGCAGGTCATGCACGAGATTGATACCTTGCAAGGCGGCCTGAATGATACCATTAAGGCAGTGGCTGAAGAATTGGAAATCAAACCTGCTGTGCTGAAAAAAGCTATTAAGATCGCACACAAAGCCGAATTTGGCAAAGCCAAACAAGACCACGAGTTGCTGGAAACTATTCTGGAAACTGTTGGCAAAACTCTATAAATATTGCTTTTAACAGCAACGAGTCGCTCACGACACGAGCATGAATCACGGCCCGCCGGCCATAAACGGAGAACAATGAGTTACGTTGATGCACTTTATGATCGCGCACACGATCGAATCCATGTGGTTGAACGGAAAGATGGGCAAAGAGTCTATCGAGAATATCCGGCCAACTATGTTTTCTACTACGATGACCCGCGTGGAAAATTCCAATCAATCTACGGCACACCTGTAGCAAGATTTTCTAGCAAGAACAACAAAGAGTTCCGCAAAGAAGTGCGTATGCACTCCAGCAAAAACATCTACGAATCGGATATCAATCCCATATTCCGTTGTTTAGAGGACAACTACAAAGGCCAAGACGGCCCCAAACTACACACAGCATTCTTTGACATCGAAGTGGACTTTGATCCCGAACGCGGATTCTCACCTGTGACAGATCCATTCAATCCTGTGACTGCAATTTCCGTGTACATGGATTGGATGGATCAACTGGTCACGCTGGCTGTGCCACCTCGACACATGAGCATGGAAACTGCACAAGACATTGCAGCAGAGTTTGACAACTGCTTTGTGTTTGAAAAAGAAGCAGACATGCTGAACACGTTCTTGGACTTGATCCAGGATGCTGACATTCTCACTGGATGGAACTCAGAAGGCTATGACATACCCTACACCGTGAATCGTATCAGTAGGGTACTAAGCAAAGATGACACACGACGCATGTGTTTGTGGAATCAGTTTCCCAAGCCACGCATGTTCGAACGCTTTGGTGCAGAGAACGAGACCTTTGATTTGATAGGCCGTGTGCATATGGACTATATGCAACTGTATCGCAAATACACCTATGAAGAGCGTCACAGCTATGCACTGGATGCCATTGGTGAATACGAAGAGATTGGTCGCAAGACTGCATTCGAAGGCACACTGGATCAACTGTACAATCAGAACTTCAAGACCTTTATTGATTACAATCGTCAGGACACAATGTTGATAGGCAAGCTGGACAAGAAACTGCGTTTCTTGAGTCTGGCCAACACCCTGGCACATGAGAATACCGTGTTATTGCAGACCACCATGGGTGCAGTGGCAGTGACTGAGCAGGCCATCATTGTGGAAGCTCATGAACGTGGTATGGTAGTTCCCAATCGCAAAGAAAGGCTCTCCAGTGAAGACACGCAAGCCGCAGGTGCCTATGTTGCTTATCCCAAAAAAGGCATCCAC